AAAGTTCTATTATCTGCATTAACGTATGTTGTTTATCGTGTCAAACGCAAAATCTATTTCTATTGTGTAGTTTATTAGCTTGTCGTTTAAGTGTGTTTTATAATTCAAACTGCTACTTGCTACGTTTATAGGAAGTGTTTTGTTTTCTATCTCTATCCAACAATCTTCACTTAATTGCATTTGCTTAAATACCTCATTGTAAACCTCTGGATAAAATCCTGTGTTTAACGTTAGTTTTTCTGTACCGTTCTTAGTTAATATTTTCTGTTGGTGTCTACTCGTATCATAAGCACCATTAACAATAATATTACGCTTAAAATCTTCCTTTTTAGTTGTTAGTACCTCGTTTGTTCTTTTGAAAAACCACAAGTCCTGTAATGCGCCAAACTTATTTACAAACGTTACTTTATAAGGTTGGTATTTGCACTCTTCAATATTGTCTACAGTTAGTTTAATAACGCCATCAGTAGTGTCTATGTATATCGTATCAAAGTCAAACAATGTAAAGTCATCTACAAACTCTTGCAAACAAACACTATTTTCAAATGTACCGCCATCTTGTATTACTCTGTTTTCGTATTCGTCTGCGCCATTAATACCATTTGTAACGTATTCTATTTGCTCATCGCTTTCTGTGCTACTTGTAACCGCTTTTGTGTATACTTGCTGTCCGTTTAATTCGTAAGTTACTTGTGTTGTCTTTGTAGTATCAACAGGAATTGTTGCAGGTGCATCGTCTAACTTTAATATCTTAGTATTTGACTGTAATAATCCACTATCGTTCTGTGGGTTTGCTTCGTCTTCATAATATCCGTACCCATCAAAACCTGTTAATTGTGTGTAGCTTGTGAAACTTCCTGCGCTACCTTGTATATAGTTCTTAGTTCTGTAATCCACCCATACATTTGCGCTTGAATAATCGCCATCAAAAGTTTGTAGTATATAATCTCTTACTATCTCGCCTATTTCAAACGTTACATTTTCGCTTACAGCAAACGATGATAATTGAAACAAATTGCTTCTGTCGGTTGTTTGCGTTCCTGTGTATACATATAGTTCCATATCTACCTGTGTTAAATTTGTAGCACTTATATTTATGTAGTATGGGCTTCTTGCGTTTATTTTCATTTCTTTATGTTCAGTTGTATTTGTTTCTCTAATCCTATTGAGTATGCTTGTACTAATTCATCTGGTAAACGCTTAAAAGCTGCTTCAAATGGCTTAGTAAAAAATAGACTTGGTTTAATTCCTTTTTTATACACCGCTCTTGCTATTAAGTATTGTAAACTTTGTCTACTTAAAAACTTACCGCCTTTGCCTCTCGGTGCTATACCCTTTCTAACTATCCATTTATCAAACGCTTTTCTTGGTGGCATTTTAGTTGTATAGGAATAAGGTGTATTGTATTTCTTTTCCGTTCCGCTTACCCCTCTGTCTTGGTATGTTCCATAATCAGCCATTTTAAACGCCATAGACGTTGTATCGCCTTTTTGTGATATATCGTACCCCAAACTATTATAAAGTTCCTTAGAAGCGTTCTTTTTGCCCTTAGTTAAGTTGCTTCGGCTTTGTTGTATAACATACTTAGCAAACTTATTTAGTTCGTCTCTTAAATATTTATCTGCTAACATATATCAATATCGTTCTTAACAAACACATTAAACGTTGCACTCCAACCTGCTAAACGATTATCAAACCTCTCGTAAAATGGCTCTAATGTTGCATCGCCATCTAATTGGTATTGATCTGTATATAGTGTGCCTTTTCTAAGCACCATTACTAATTTGTTTAATACAGCTAATTGTGTATTTAGTATATCTTGCTCGTTGTTGTTTCCTCTAAATATATCCGTTGTAGCTTCTTTACTCTCGTCTACTATATCCATAGCCAAAATACTAATGTTAAACGTTAGTACCTGTTCCTGTGTTGTAACGTTGTTTATGATAATATGACTAAGTGGGAATATACTTTGCTTAGCTAAATCTATGTCGTATATGTCGCCTGTTGTAACGGTGTTTACATTTACATCGCCAAGTAGTTGGTCTTTTATAGTTTCTGTTAGTAGGTAAAATCCCCTTATTCCTGTTTGGCTCATTTGAATTTACTTTTTATTTGTCTTGCCTCTAATTCGTTTTTTTCTTTAGTGTACGTTAGAAATGTTAAACACTCGTGTACACCTAATTTAGTGATATGTTCAAATTTTGTAATATCTCCGTTAGATAGTCCATAGATGCTGTTGTACCACCCCCATTTGGAAGTGAAGTTAGATACTCCGCTAAGGTCTGTTCGTTCTTCTTGTCCAAACAATTCAGCATAGCTATCGATAAGTCCTTGCCTAAATTGTAAAAAAAAACAACCGCACCTAAGACCGCATCTAAAGGCATATCTTTTGCTATTTCGCTTGTGTTAGGGTCGTACTCTTTAATCGTGTATCTATTACCCTGTCTGTGTTCTATTGGTCTGTATAATACATTTACTGCTCTGTGCAAATTATCGTTATCGCCAATAAAGGTATCTAAGTCCACATACTCGCCAAAACTCATATCCTCAAGCGATGGTATAAAACCATACTCAACACCGTTTAATTTAAACATTGATATTAGTTGGTGCTTAGTGTCGAACATACCACTAATGATACTACATATCTCTACTATGTCTGTGGCTTTCATATTACGCACTACTATTGGTGGCACGTTACAAAATATCTCAACAGTCTTTAGTTGTAGGTCTGTTTCGCTTAGTCCCTCTAACTTTGCATATTCTTGATATTGCCCTAAGGTTATTTCGTTTAGGGTTGTCGGTATTCTTAAATTTACATTCATATTAATATATAAACGTTTTTAAATAATTTTAGTGAACAATATACTTACCTCTATTAGGGTTTTGTAATTGATAACCTACTGCGTACCTAACCGCATCTATTAAGTGGTTATATTTGTCTATTGGTGTGTTTGATTTGCGTTCCAACCAACGATAGTTATTTAGTTCTTTGATGAGGTTTGTACTGTCTGGACTTACTACTAAATCATAGTCTTGTAGTAAACTAATTCCGTACGTTACACTACCTTGACCTTTAATTGATGGTTTTACGTTGCACCCCTTAGCTTTTATTTCGCTTATTAAACGTGGCTCTGCGCTATCGCCTATTATTAAACCCTCCCTTGCGTGTTTTAAGTTAAGTTCAGCTATTTGTGAAGTTGTTAATCTTGGAAGGTATACGCATTCCCTAAGGTATATTGTTTTTGTGCTTGTGTCTATGTTTGTTTCTATTAGTGTTGTTGGGTCTGCTGCAAATCCGTAATCCTGTCCCCATACCGATACACCCTTTCGTTTAAACTCGCCTATTGTCCAATTATTAAATATAACCCCCTCTGCTTTGTTTAACCACGCACCTAACATTTGTTGTTTGTACTTCTCTGGTCTACGTTCTCGCATTTGTTCTATTTGCTCAATGTAGCTTTTTGAGAGGTTGTCTATGTTGTCTAAGTATGTGGTGTGTATATAGGTTGTGTTGCCTTTGGTTATATTACTTCCTTCCTGCACCCCTCTATCTTCAAAGAAACGTTTGTATATAAAATGCTCTTTTGTAGTTGGGTTTAGTATTAGGATAACTCTGTTTTGTTTGCCTTGTTGTCTTACCGATAAGTCAATAGTGTCAAACTTTTGCTCGTCTGTTAGTTCCTCTGCTTCATCAACCACCCACGTTGTAATACCTTGTAATGATTTTAGGTTTGCGGTTTGGTCGCCACTTGAAGTTTTTATACCTCTGAATATTATTTTACTTCCTGTCTGTTTGTTTATTATCTCGTCCTTAGTTATGTGGAAGTGTTGTGTAAACCCAAACAATTCTAACTTATCTATAAATTCTGGTATGATGGATATGTATGCAGAGGTAAGTGTGTATCGTGTAAATAGTATTGTGTGTCCTGCTTCGTATGTTAGCATTACCAATAGTGCGTTTACTGAAAATGACTTACCAGAGCCACGTCCACCGCTTACAATATAATACCTACTACGTTCACTAACAATAGTCTTGTATTTGTTATGTACGTTAATCAATCGTTAGTCTACGAATTTAATTAAATCTCTGAAATTGATGTTTAAGCCCTCTGAACTGTTTATGTCTACACTTTCTTTAGGTTTACCATAACGATAGCTTAAATATAGTTGTAAAGCCCTCATATCACCTTTAGATACCAACTCGCCTAACTTTGCCAATGCTTCGTCTTTGTCTATTATAGCATCTAACCGCTCTATTAGTTTATGCTCGGCAGCTTTGCTTGGTCTACCACCTTTATTGCCTTTAGTACCTTTATTAAATCTTCTTTTATCCATAATCAGTATTTAATTAGTTTACTGAACTTACTAATATATAAACAAACTATTATTTTTTTAGAACAACCTTTGTTGTGCTTTGTGTTGCTCTATTCTTTTCATTGCTGCATCGTAATACTCTTTATCCAATTCACAAGCTGTTAAATCATATCCTAAATTATGACAAGCAATGGCTATTGACCCACTTCCTAAATGTGTATCTAATATCTTATCCCCCTTTTTTGCGTAATTCATTAAAAGCCATTCATATAAAGCGGTTGGTTTTTGTGTTGGGTGTATTCTGTTTCTATTTTTAGCAGCATTATAATCATATTTTTTTGCACTTGTTTTAAAGCTACTCCAAGCTAATTCATATTGAGCAAACGTTACATCTTCGCTAAAACCTTTATCCCATAATAACCAACAAGGACTTGGGTATAAATAATCTGTCATATAATTACCTCCCCATATTATTTGATTTTTACTAACTCTAAACAATTCCTTGAAATAACTTTCACTTGGTATTGATTTGTCTTTACCTGCAAATTTATGATAATCGCTTTTTTTGTCCCCTTTACGTCTACCCATATTTACATTAATATCAATCCCATACGGAGGGTCTACAATAGCAAGGTCAAAGTAATTATCCTCATATCTTGCCATCAGTTCCATATTGTCTTCGTTTGTTATCAGCATAGTACAGGGTTTTTAACAGGTCTGTTTAATGTAGCGCCTTTAACTTCTTTTATTTTCTTTTGTGGTTTAGTGGCTTCTATTAGTTTGTTGTATACCTTTAATCTTGTGTTTATAAAGTTTTCTATTGTTTGTTCGTTCCATTTGCTAATCGTATCTAAGACGTTGTCTAATAGTCTTTCTTTTTCTTCGCTTATCACGTCCTCTGACCTAATTATATTTAGCTTATTGTCTTTTATTACTTGGTTGTATATTTTCTTATCGTGTTTCTTAACTATATCAAAATCTTTGTAGTGGTATAACGCTGCATCGTGTTTTAGTCCTACTTCTTGACCTAATGCTTGAAACGTATATCCTAACTCTCTTGCTAATCTACAATACACCTTTCTTGCGTATGAGTACTCACGTTGTCTATTGCGTTCCGATATATCAAATTTATAGTATTTGTTTAGTTCTTCTTTAAGTTGTTGTAGTGTCATTATTCTATCTTTGTAAATTCTGCGGTTTGTGTTTCGTTTATCTCTTCTTTGTTTTCAAAATACCTATCTACTAAAGCGTCAATCATTATAAGTTCGTCAATAGTAGCTGTTTTTATTTTGTGTATTAAGCCATCTATTTTGTTGAGGACGTTTATACACATTTCTGGGTTGTTATGGTATACTGTGTTAAAACCCTCTTGATACACTTCTTCTAATAGTTTGTTAGTCTTACCTACTTGGTATTTTATGTTTTGCCTAAACGCCTTACTTCCTTTTAGTTCATCGTTTGCTTCCAAAAGTAATTGTGCTATTAATACACTCTTTAAGTAATTTAAGTGTTTGTCGCTTATTACTTGTTCTTCTCTATCCATTTTTCCTGTTCGTTTCTTATGTATTCAATTTCTCGTCTTAAATAATCAGCAGCTTTTTCTAAGTCTTTTAATTCACTTTCTTTTTTACCTGCTCTACAAATGTATTTAATTATGTTACCCCTGTTGAAGTTTAGGTTGTAGTCTTTTATAAAGTCTATAACATCATAGCCCTTACCATTCTCATAATGTAAGTATGTTGCTCTCATTATATTATTGCGTTGTCTAACATTTCTATTAAGTGTCGTATCTCGCTACGTTCAAACTTGCCTGTAACTTGTGCGTTATAAGTCTTAAACGTCAAGTGATACATATCTTTTTCTGTTTCGTGTTTGTTTTCTTTTTTTCCTAAGTACTCAATCTTTAAATCAAATTTCATAGTTGTTTTTTTTATTGTGCTTTATTTAAAATATAATGTAATGTTCCCTTGCTACTTATGTTAAAATGTTCCATAGTTTTCTTGTATGACTTTTCTTTTGCATAATACTTTTTTACAACATTTGGGTTGTGTTTTTGCCAATGTAAAGTAGCTAATTTAGAGTGTGCTAATCTATCTTCTTTTTTTCTATCCATCATATTATCTGACTGTGTGCCAATTACAATATTTTCTTTTGAATTATCTAAAGGGTTTCCGTTTAAATGTCTACACACTACACCCTTTTTATATATCTCATCGCCATATTTTTGATATGCTTGAAGTCTGTGTGTTGAGCAATTTACATAACCAACTTTCTGTCTTATTTTAAATCTATGATAGCCATTTGAAACGCTACCGATACTCTTACCACTTAAACCTATTAAATCGCCATTATCATTTACTCTATAACCTTTGTTATATGCAATAACTTCGTTTTTGTTAAATACACTCATAGTTTTATAATTGTCCTGTTAAACAATAGTTATCTAAATCTGCACCCTCTATAAAGAATTGATTATATAGGTGTAGTGCTTTTTCTACTTTTTCCTCGCCTCTGAAATAAAATTCTTCTGAACAGTTAAATATACCAATATCTAAACTACCCTTGTCTAAAGCTAAGAAATAAAAGTCTTTGTGGCTTTTACCGAACAAATTACAATATAAATAGCATTGTACATCATATCCGTATTTATTAGCTGAATAGCTAAACCCCTTTATGTCTGTTGTAGTTTTAAGGTCTACTATTTTGTCCTTGCCTAATACATCTGCCTTACCTCTAAATGGCATATCCATTACCTCGCCTATTACAGGTACTTCAAACTCGCTATCTCTTATTAGTTCCTTTGCGTGTTCGTTTCTTAAAAACGCATCAGCTAAACGTTCTGCATCGCTTCGTTCCTTAGCTGTAAACACTCTTGGGTTTTCTGCTTTCGCCTCCCTAAACTTCTTTGTGTTCTTACTCTGTACGTCTATAAAGGTTTGTGCCTCGAAAACGTTTGGCTCTAATATAGCGGTGTGAAACAACCACCCATCTCTTAATGCTTGGCTTGATGGACTACCATACTCCAAACTAAACTTATAAGTCTTAGGGCTTGAAAGAAGCGTTTTAAGACTACTACTGCTAAGTGCTAATCTATTTAGTTCGCCATAGTAAAAATCGTCATCTAACATACGTTTAAGCAACTCTGCTTTGTCGTATAGCTTACCGTCTAATAATCTTATTTTATTCAAGGTCATAATTTTTACAAGTTTCTGAACAGTATGTTTGTCCGTTAGTTTCTGTGTCGCACATTCTACAGGTGCTTAGTTCGTCTGGTGCATCTATGTAATCGTCCCAAATATTCATATCTCGTATTGTTTTAATTTGTTTTCTAATTCCTCTATTTGTTCTCTTTGTTTTTGTATCATATCGTTTTTTTGTTGTCTAATCAGCTGTACTCTTTTATGTAGCACCTCAACCTCTGTTTGCAATCCGTTTGTGAACATTCCTATTTCATTCATTGCCTTTACGCAATTTCTAAGGTCGGTGTTTAATGGCTTGGCATCTTTCCACTCCATTATTTTATCGGCTAACCAATTAAACCACAAGTGATATGCTT